AGCATTAGCAGCCACAGCCCTTCTTCCCTCCTTTTGGTTTCTTTTTCATGGTAATTGGTATGAGTGGTAAACGGTACTTTTACATGAGAAACACACACGGTCCTCATTCATGCGTAAGCTTTTTATTGCGTTGGTTAACTTTTCGTCAACCCAGAATTCATAATCTTTGATTAATTCAGCCGCCCGCTCTGTTGTCAATGTTGTCCATCGGTTGAACCTATCAGAATGTATGCGCTCGTGCATTAACTCTAAACCGTTACTATACCAAAATGCTTCTTTGAAAATGTTTATGTTTTGTTCAATAACTTTATCGATTGAGCAAACAGAATTAAAAAACACATTGAACCCGCCACCGTTGACATGATTTATGGTTCCTACTGAATTATTCCAGCATGGGAACGAACAACTAAGATCATCAAACAATAAAAAGTCATTGTAAAACTTATTCGTTGTTTCTCTGAGATCAAATAAGTTAGCATCGTAACTTATAAACAGTTCATCCACACTAAAATAAGTATCTATGTTTATAGTGTTAATGCCAGTGACTAAATCAGTTGTTACAGTTTTAAGCAACCTCCCGTTTTCATCCTTATCTCGGAATTCAAATTCAAATCCGGTTTGATCCGTGTCCGAGAAAACTTCGACTGACACTACCTGTGTCTTCCCATATTTTGGTAGTCGATAGTTTATTTTAATACCGGATTGAAGTGCACTTGAGTTAATGTTGTCAGCGAACTTACTGGTTTCACGTGAAACTAGCTTTAGGTCGACGAAAAATTTATCGGCTAATCTTGCTTGGACTTGGCCGACAAAATTTATTATCATGCGCTGGTAAATATCGGCAGCCCACTCTTCCCAGTCTGCATGTTCTTCTTTAGCAAGACTTGGATATAAATCAAAGGACACCCCAGGTAAACCATTCCAGTAAAGGCCTGATCTGCTCACGGTGTCCTTCGAAGGTGTTATATAATTCTCAAGCATTTTAAACGAATATGCCTACAGGCGCATTTAAAACTTTTGGATTTGCAAACGCTTGCCATTTAATATCTATAGACCAGAAAGCCATGTTTTTTGTACTGCGCTGGTTGTTGATTTTAGCATACACAGATGTTGAAACATTCGTGTAATACATCAATCCACCAGCAGTAATCAATACAACTTTCCACTTTCTGCGATTAGCCCCTTCCCAGAAGTCACGGTTCTCAATCAAGCCCTCCACCTCCACGGTAGCGGCATGATCGGCCCCAGTTACCACCTTCGCTTGTAATCCGAAACCATCCTCTTCGGTTGGTGTGCCACCTGGATATTCACCCCTGGTGTTCTGGATTACAAAATAAGATTGTGGGCTTGCGTCTATTTCAGCCTCCCAGAATGCCGGGTTCTCAAGGTTCGCGTCCGTTGGATCTTCATCATCCTTGATAAGTCCGATCCCAACTATACCAGCGTAGTCTATGCCGCAGTCGCGGTTTACATATTCTTCCTGATCTTCGTTGCAAAACGTTAAGTCTGCCATAATTATGCTGATGTTGCTCTATATCCCCACAGACCTGTAACACCATACAATTCATCCGTACAATCAGGTGAAAGCGCACCACCGGAAGCGGTTGCAAAAGAATCTGCCTGAAATACATTGAAAGTGTCAAAAAAAGCTGACAATTGATATACCCAAACTTCATCGCATTCATCCCATTTGAAATCTAAATCCCAACTTAAAGCGGGGTAAATAGGGTCGGGTACGACAATATGTTGATTTGTAGCGGTGTTAATGTTAATGCTATGATTCTTATTGAACCACAAAAGATGTGATGCACCAAACGCAGCCATTAAGAAACGATTTGCTCCCAATATGCTATTTGCTGCCTGGTCTGTGAATATTGCGGCTCCTGCCGCTGCCTTTGCGGCTTCGTAGCTAATATTTGAACTATTGCAACACGACATTTTAGCCAGGGACAAAAATGTTTGTAGATTGCCTTGCCCAATCAAGGCCGGAACCCCATTGAACTGCATATTGTAGTAATCCTGTATAATTTGCGATTGGTAATTAGCCATGGTCGGAACAAATTGACCGTTGATAGTCTGAAGAAGAAGCACATCGGTGTAAACGTCTATGCCTGTAGTCGTTCCATTTTGACGAACTTTAACACCAATATCAACAGCCATACGGGCTAGGATAATCTCATCAAGTTTTTCGCGGAGTGCGCGCATGTCTGATTTAAGGTACTCATCGATAAACGATTGGGTATTTTGACATATCCTCATCATTTTATCGTTTGTGAATTTACGCGGCTGTGTTGCGATCCTATCATCTAGGACTACAGTAACCTCCTTTTCATCAGCTTCATAAGCGGTATCACATATACCGGTTTCCTTAGCTTGAGTTCCGGTAAGAATCTCACAAGGTTTTGTTCTTTTTTTGTATGTTACACGTGAGGTAACAACCTTATCAGCTTTTTGTACATAATCGGCTTTAATCCCCCCATTGTCAGGTGAAAGAATAAAGTCCAGCGCGCCAAGTTGGCGGCCTAAATTCATTGCGTAGTTTTTTCCTGCAAGGTCTTTAGCACTCCTAAGAGTTGCTTCACAAAGACCGGCAAGGGCTACAGTGAAATCGTATCGTGCCATTTTTTTTAGTCATATTTTAGTGTAGAGACAAATGATTAATTTGTATCTGACTGCGAAGCCCTCAAGCCTCATTTCAAGACAGGCAAATATTTTTGTGTTCAAATCTGCTACCCGGCTGGATACTTCTAAGACAGAAATGATATACGAATATAGGAAAATATTCCATAAATAAAAAAATCTCCCATTTTAGGAGATTTTATTTTAATGGCTATTACTTTGTTTGCATTGCCGCCTGTTTTTGCATTAAAGAGTGTAAATCTTCGGTTCCTGTGAAATCTACTGGCACTGTTTTACCATCAGGGTTTGGTGGCGGTGTGGCATTGCTCTTTGCTATAAATGGTGTGGCGAACTCATCCAGCAGACTGTCAAATGTTACCTTTGTTTCTCCTTTATATACGTCGCGTAAAATTCCATCCTTTTCCTCGCGCACAACGATTTGACCGTTTTCCTTTTGGAATTTATATCCTTTTTGCTGAAGTGATAAGATTGCCATCTTAGACAAGTCAGGGCGCAAAGGTGTGAATTCCTTTGTAAGATTATAAGCTGAGAACTTATTTATCACGGTTCCTTCAAAATCCTTTTGTTCGGTATCGGCAATGAATTTATTTATCTCGGCTTTGTGCTGATCTTGGGAAGCTTTAAGTTTCGCGCTCCATTCACTTTCTATCTTTGCGATGTCCTCAGTGGCTGCCTTGCCCTTTACTTTCTTTACCGCTTCATCAAAAGCGGGTTTAAGAAGCTTCAGCTTATCGGTAGTCGAAAAAGTGCTGTTAATCTTTTGTTGATCCTCCGCGCTGATAAATGGCAAAAGTTCCTTTATTTGTTCGTCAACGGCTGTTAGCGCGTTCTTATTTGACTTTTTGGTTACCTCAGAAATAATTTCATCATCATTTTTGGCCCGTTCCCTGGTGAGATAATTTGCCGTGAATTTGGTGTCAAATTCTGCCGGTAGTTCGGTATCAAGCTTTGTAATGTCATCGGGTAACTCCATCTTAATGGTAATTCCGATTGATTTTAAGAATTCATTTATCTTCATTTTCAATTGTTTTTAGTTCCTGAATCTTTGCTTTAAGTTTTTCGGGTGACCACCTGCCATCTGCTTTTTTGCCACCACTCAAACGAGAATACTCTGCAATATCATTAGCCATATGGGTGTTGTCAATGATTACGATCTTTGCGCCTGTGTCAAAAGTTTCGGTATCAATTACAGGTAGAACACTTTGACTTTGGCTTACTTTTTTTTTATAATCTTGGTCAACCGTTTCGCCTAATTCGTCTATAAGGAACCATGCATGTTTTAATTGTTCGTATACCTTCTGCGGCAATATCTTTTCCTGTCCGGTTTTTTTGTTCTTTACTAGTACATCCATAAGTTTTTATTTAAAAATAATGGGAAATAGTTCCCAAAGCAAGAAAAATTATGCATAATTACTTTTTGGTGTATGTTGTTGTTTGTTACTGTTCTTTTGTTGTAGTTTTGTTTTAATGTTGGACATAAGAAATATTTTAAGTCAAACTCCTAGGCCCGGATTGAAAAGGCTCATGCCAGTTGTAAGACTGGTTTTTTGTTTATGAAAGCCATCAGGAAAGCGATGAAGAATTCTTTTGAAAAAGGCCAATCAGATGCTGGTTACTGGGTTGCTAAATCTGAATATGTTGAGGATAAAAAACTGATAGCAAGACTCAACAGGATAATTATACGTAAAAAATGATCGCTGGCCACTTCACAATAAAAGAGATTATAGAAAAGACCGGAATATGCCGATCTGTTATTTATAAGCTTGAGTCTAAGAAAAGAATAACCTTTAAGCGATTAGTCGAAGGTGGTAAAGTTTATATTAAATTAACTGAAATTGAGGAGGCATTGAAATGACAAGTTTCGTATTCATGGCATTACAGGTAAGGCTGCATTATCCGCAGCTATTGGGGCTTTTCAAATTGGGTTAATCAATTCTGATGTTAGATTAACTAAAGAAGAGAAAAGCATAAAAATGCTGGAACAATTAATCCACACGTATTCAATCATCATTTAACCCGGATTATAAAAACCCAGATCTTGAGCACGTACAATCTGTTCTTTCGGGACTACAAAAGTAGATACTGGTACGATTTGATGCTGGCAATTCCACCCTGCCAAATAAACAAAAATACTTGATTCAGTAGTATCCGGCCTTTTCCCTTTCCAATCCAAATTTGCCCAACTTTCAATTTCTTTATAGTGAAAATACGACCCAGCACGATCCCGGCAGAACTCGCGCGACTCTGCCATTAAACCGCCAACATATTGATAAAATTCTAATCCAAGTAAATTACCGATACTGGCCTGGTAAGACCTGGAATAATTATTCAATGCATCCTGAGTGATTTGTTTTGCATAGCGTAATAGTTTGCCATCGTTTTCAGTGCCTTTTACGTACACTTTCATTTGATCCACCATGCCGGAATAACTCCCGCCAACGCTTACATTCTGAAAAAGCATATTGTAAAGCGGTTCTTTTATCTGACTTTCCAATCCGTTGTTCAATAGCAAGCTTTCAATATTTGAAATGGTCTGTTTCTGTAAAGACGTTATCAAAGTGGAATCAGCGGTAAAGGATTTTCCTATATCAGCGAAATATCCGGCATTGATAGCGTCAATTATGGGGATAGTTTTAACGAACTCATTTAAACCTTGGTAATATCCACCTTTCGACAAGCCTTCGTCAAACGCTTTGTTAACACCACGTATGATCTTTCTATTTGCAGCGCTTGAATGAACATATCCGTCCTGATCAACATCAAGTTCCCTAAGCTTTGTAAATGCCAATTCGTAAATAGAATTCTGGCTACTTTCAATTATTGCATTTAATTTTTCGGTAGCCTCTTTAATTGCTGCCTCAATTTCCAGTGTTATTTGCTTTGGCGTTGGCATTTGCTATTGCGCTTGTGTCTATTGTTATTTTGTTATCCTTTATAAATTGATCGGCTAAAGCATTAAGCTTGGTAACTTTATCTTTTAAAGGCTGTTGATAGAAGTTCTGATCTTCAGAAATTGCTTGTGCGATGAATTTACCAATCTGAAAATGCAGTACGGCATCACGCTTGCTAATTACGCCAATAGGTAATAACGCATCAGCATCAACTACACTCATCCCTGGTAACGGATCTAATTCCAAAGACATTATAATTAAACGTTTCAAATCTGGATTGTTGGCAAATTCCTTTGAAGCAATTGCGATCATCTTTTGCCGTAAATATTCTGCGTTGGCATCAGCATCCTTAGCCATTTTATACTCCGCTGTCATTTCAGGCGTTGATGAAATATCAAACTTTGTAGGCGTGTTTATTTCCGGAAGGTTAGCCTCAACTTTTCGGTTGGGATTTGCGTCAACTACGCCAAACATGTATCGATTGAAGAAATAAAATATATTCGTTAGGTGAGTTCCGTAAACCACAGAAGCAATCTTGTATAAGAAATCATAGAGTTCTCCCCGATCGATCACCTTTGCAATCCCGGACTGATTCGCGCCCACATCGCTGATAACGTCCATATTTAGCGCCTCAAGGCCTTTTATGTGCATTTTTTCAGCGTGTTCTTCAAGCATTTTTGTTGGCTCAGTTGGTACCGTGGCATACTGTACAGGTGTCATTTGTGCGCCAATGCCATCTTTCAATTTATCATGTGTAACATAGTGTACACCATATGCACCAGTCGCATTTTTCTTCCCGGTTCCTCTACAACCAGGGCAATCCTTTACCTTACCTTCAGGATATCGTATCTTACCCATATCGCACCTGTAATCATCGAATACGAAATCACAATCTTCTACAACTTCAATTTTAACCGGGTGTAGGTGTCCTATATATGCAGCAAACACATCACTTTCATGCGTGATAGCAAGATTCCAGAACGGCAACGCGGCTTCAAAGAAGGACACATAATAAGTTAATCCTTCATCAGTTGATTCCGTATCGCCACCAAGCGGCCAAACCGGAATTTCTTTGAATGCTGTGGGATAAATTAAAGACTCATTTGTTATAACTTCTTTTGCGTTAACCACCATTGCGGTAAAGTCAGCCACAAAATTAGAATCATAATAAGTGAAGTAATGCATGTAGCCTTGTTGTGTCTGCTCTTCTTTTAAGTGAATAACATAACATTCATGATCTTTCCACCATATCGCAGGTGATCCGTAAATTTTTATAATTGGCTCTATCTGTTGCAATTCATTTTCAGGGAATTGCTTAGGGCGTATAGCCATAACTCCATTAGCATCAGCAATCATACGCTTTGTTCCAGATTCTGCCATGAACTTAATAACTGAATTAAATTCAGGATAATATTCTAAAGCGTAATCCTGTAGTTTTTTACCGTTAGCGGTTTGATTTTTCCATTTTATTTCTGAGAACCAAGGGTTAAACATTTTGAGCAATACAGTAAATGCCTTTGCCGCCGTGGCTTTTGTTGTTGCTTCATAGTTGTCTATACGGTATTTCCTAACCTCAAGTGGCTCACGTGGCCTATTGCGTTCAAGTATTTCAGTCGGAACCGTCCCGTAAATATGAGGCTTCATTTTTTCAAAGCATTCACAACATTCTTTGTAAAGATCATGACGCTTTTTATTGCTTATCATGTCATAAAGAAGCTGTTTAAATTCTGGTGTCCCGTATATCATGATAATTGATTTTCTTTAATAAAGTTCTTATCTGTAAGCAAAACTGTTGCACGTTTTAATGGATATCTCTTATTGCCTTCTATCTTTTTGTACTCATCGCGCCTAATCCATTGTAATTCATCGATTGTGACGGTATCGCACATTAAAGCAAGCTGTAATTTTCTATGCATGTAATGAGGCATAAACCCAATATCTAAAAGCCTTTTCTCTTCCAGTTTATTGTAAAGCCTAACAATTTCCTCAGAGCTTAATTCAATATCTTCTTGTTCTGCTGTGTTATCAGGTTCAAAAAATATAGCTGGGATTCGCATCATAAATGATTCTATTGGGCTTGAGTCACTAAAAACCAACCCGGCTAAGTCTGATGAGTTGGAGTAAGTAATTGGTATTGTACAAACATGCGTTTCTTTTATCGAAATACAATCAGATTTAAAAACCTCTTCATAAGTTGGATGTTCTACTATAGTTTCGGTTTGAGTATATACCTCAAACGATTTTAGCCAAAAAGGATCACCTTCTTGATTAGGAAATGTATTTCCATAAACACCCAAAACAAATGAGTCTGCGTTTGTCCAAATAGCAGAGTCAGTAATGCTAAAAATAGTTACCTGCTCAGAATTGTCAATAGGGGCCACGAAATTTTCATGCGCGATGATAGCTCCTGACGAATCAAGTATCCATAAGAATGGCCTTAATCCGACCGTATCTGGTGGATAGTCAGTTAGCCATTTAACTCGTATAAACGATGCTGTTGCTGGTAGACTTATGGAAGGTTTAACTAGTAAGTGTCCTCCCGTTCCTGCGGATGTTGTAAATACTTTTGCAGACCCTCCATTTTCAGCAGACCAAACCCATAATGGAGGGGGATCTACCGCACTTGGAGTTAAGGCATTTAGAGAATTAAACCAAGTGCCAAGATTGCTTGCGAAGGTATCTAATGCGTATGATGTTTCCACTGTGGTTATCTCTTCATTAGCGTGTCTTATAAGTATTTTAAATTTCACACACTCATCACATATTCCCGCAACAGAAGGAATTAGTAAATTTTCATATACAGTCTTATTAAAGTAAATTGAATAAATGAGTAAATTCAGTAATGTAAATAATACTGTACCAACACCTGAATTAGTTGTAAGTTGTATACCTATAAAATAAGGTGTGAAACTAGGTAGTATTTCATAAGATGGCGCGGTATGTAGATCTATACCGTAAGAATATCCAGTTATCTCAACCATTTGAGACATATCAGCGCTGAACAAAAAGTATTTAGTGCTTATCTCAGCACCGCTACCACCTGTAAAA